CTAATGTGTTTGAAGGTGCAGCCAATTTGCCTAAAAAAATAGCAGGAGAAAAATTTGATCCAGCAACATTTGCGGAGCTTGATGAAATTATCGCGGATCCTGAATCATCTACTGGTGAGAGAGTATCCGCCTATGCGCAATCCGTTCCCCGGTTGCTTTTGAATATTACAGAAGGCCTATTTGGTCATACGGCGGAGCGTTTTAGAAAAAGAAGCGACCGATATAAGGAAGGTATGACAACGGACGAGATTGTACAAGCAGAGATCGCTGAAATGAATGAAGCGATGGGAGGAGCATTAACTAAGGAGGAGGCAAAGAGTCTTTACCGTCCATTTAATGTAGATCTTCCTTACAAAAAAATGCTTCACATCGGCAATAGTTTTCTTCAGGAATTTTTGCCAGTTCTGGAGCCTTGGTTGGTTAGAGGAGGATACGGTGCAAAAGGACTAATTAGTTTCTTTAGGAATCCAAAACACCCAATGAGAGCTAATGTGATACATACATTGGCGTCAACAGAAAATATTAATGAAGAAGAATTAAAAAAAATGGTAGACCATATAGCAGAGATTTCTTCTAAAAGTCATTTACCCCCTCAAATAATAGAACAAACTGGAGAGGTGGACGAGATCATCGAGGGATGGGAGGATAATGAAGATATTGTACTGTACGGTGAAGACACAACACCTGATGTAAAAGGACCAGGAGGAATGGCTTACGGAGGAGATCCTGGGGAATTAAGCTCAGGAATTGTAGGAGACGATCCTTATTTTAAATTAGATGATTTGAATTTAGATCTTAGTCCGTTTGAAAGTATACAAGATTTGGATATTTTTGAAGAAACAAAAAAGCGTCCAAGTAAAAGGGACGTTTTCCAAGCGGCGAAGGACGAGGGCTATGAAGAAGTGGAAGTGGCTAATCTTTTAGGAAAAGTTCCTATATGGGCCGTGGCCGGCGTGGAGAAGGCCAAGATCCTCGCACAAAATTTAACTAAAAATGAAAGAAGTATTCTAAGGACAATCAGCGAGAAACTGGGATTAAGCAAAAAGCCTGCGGAGGAGGTTGCCGACGTTGCCGAGGATGTGATGGCTACGACCACGGCGGTGAAGAAAAAGCCCCTGAAGCCTATTTCGGATTCTCCCGAGGCGGCGGAGTCAATGTTCTACTCCAATGTGGAGATTTCAAAACCAGAATTGGAGGATAATATTTTATCGCGCTATGTCGCATTGGCCGAGAAGAACGGAACGCCTTTGATCAAGAATGAAATGCTGGAGATTATCCGGCAGTCCCCAATGCGTAAAGTGGACACGGTCAATTACGGATGGCTAGGAGACAAGGAGGCGAAGTACGCCGGTAGCAACATGCAGACGGGATTCATTCCTGGTACATACCGTGAATCTGTTCTGTATCTTGATCCTAAGCATATTCCACTGGATCCAGGAAAGCTTTCAACGTTTGAAGGACCCGCTCACAGTTTTAGTGAGAGGTACGTGATTGGTTGGTCGCGACTCTCGGATCGCATGGCGAAGCTTCCTGTTGAAAAAGGAATCACTGCGACCATAGACCCTAAGCAAATTAAAACCATCGCGAGAAATGTAAAGAAGATTGAAAGTCAATTAAATGGATTATACGCATCAGCCCACAGCAAATTAAAAAGAGCGCATCCGAATGAATTCGCGGAAGATGTTCTTGACTTGTCTTCCACGGATCTAGCTAATAAAATTAACAGATTTTCAGGCGAGTTGGGAGAAATAGACAGCGCCACTTTACAGCAGATACAGCAGTTCAGAACAAAACTTTCTGATGACACATTCAAGTTAAATAAGATGAAAGCGGCTTCAAAGGGGGAGGAAATCCGCGTAACGTTCGCCGATGAGATTCAATCCGACGTGCTGCAGAACGCCAAGCGAATGGAGAAGAATTTCAAGGAAGCCCTGGGGGATCTCATAGATAAGAATAAGATATTCAGGGAGCAGGAAATAGCTAGAGAGACAAGAGGGTATGGAGGACGATTCCAGAATATGAACCCGGAAGTCGTTGAGTATTTTCTTAAGAATAAAACTGTTTTTCGCCCGATCTTTCAGACCGCCCAGGAGATGCAGATGTTCATGGACGAGTTCACCAAGACACAGAAGATTTTCACGGAGCTGGCTGCGGCGGGAAAATGGCCGTCCAAGGAGCTGATGAAACAAGCGGAAGTCGCGAGAAAAACAGAAACAAAAATGCTGAGTGAATTAGAAAAGTCATTGACTAAGGAATCAATGGAAATCTTACAGCCTAATATTCCGTTCAAGGACAGAAGCGAATGGGGCGAGGCGCTCATGAAGCGCGACTTGTATCAGGGGGCGGAGAGGTTGTTTGTTGACAAGGCTGATGATGCGGCGACAATGTATGTCATTTCACCAGCAAAACCGATTAGTGAAACATACTGGAAGGGACAAAATTTCGGTGGGACCCACACTCCACTTTCCCAAAGGACAAAGGACATGAAAGGGATAGGGATGGAGGAATTTTATGGCGGTCCTAACTCTATGGCGCCAAAGACATGGCAGATCGTCCAGGGCGAGGGAAAAAATAAAAAAATTATAAAAGGAAAATTTAAAACAAAGGACGAAGCAAGAGCGGAATGGTCACAGATGGAGGACAGAGGATCTTTTAAAATTGAAGATGACCAGAAACATTACACTTCCGTATTGGAAAAAGCATTAAGACGCGCAGCCAAAGAGAATAATTCAGAAGTAGTAACAGTAAAGGTGAAGATGGACAATAAATGGGTTGATGCTTTTGGTATCAAATTTACACCGGAAATGCTATTACCACATAAAACTCATAGAAAAGAGGGAGGTATGGTGTATACTTCTGACCTAATTGATATATTTGAGGCAGCATAATGGCAATTGAAAGACCTATTGGAGTTACTCCCAACCCACCACCAGGATTTCCCGAAGAACAGGAAAAAGCGATACAACAAATGGTGGAAATGCAGGTAGAAGACGGATCTCGACCTGATGTAGAATTACTGGATGACGGAAGCGCTATTGTAGGCGAACAGGGAAGAACTATTGAAACCACTTTTGATATGAACCTGGCTGAAGTTCTGGAAGAGTCACAGCTGGGAAGAATATCCAGCGAGTTGCGTGAATCTTTTGAGGACGACAAGGCATCACGCCAGGATTGGGAAGACACTTACAAAAAGGGACTTGATCTTTTAGGATTTAAATATCAGGAACGCACAATGCCTTTTGCAGGGGCGAGCAACGTCACGCATCCTATGCTATCTGAAGCCATTACACAATTTCAAGCCCAAGCCTATAAAGAATTATTACCAGCTGGAGGACCAGTTAATACACAAATTTTAGGAAGCATCACCACTCAAAAAGAGGATCAAGCACAACGGGTGAAGGATTATATGAATTATCAGATCACTTATAATATGGAAGAATATGATCCAGATCTGGATTCATTGTTATTTTATCTACCCTTGTCAGGCTCAGCATTTAAAAAGGTTTATTATGATGAAGCATTGGAACGTGCTGTTTCTAAATTCATTCCTTCGGATGATTTCTATGTTCCCTATTTAGCAACTGATCTGCCATCATGCGAACGCGTTACTCATGCTATTCGTCGCTCTAAAAATGAAGTAAGAAAATTACAAGTAGCGGGACTGTACCGCGATGTGGAGCTCATGGTGTCCACCACGGAAACAGGAGTTCAACAGAAAGAAGATCAAATTTCAGGAATGAAAAAATCCTATCAAAAAGAGGATTACCAGTTATTGGAAATGCATGTTGATTTAAATATTGAAGGCATAGATAGTGAAGACGGAATTAAAGTTCCTTACATTGTCACCTTAGATGAAGGATCTGGAAAGATTCTTTCTATTTACCGAAATTATGATGAAGAAGATCTCAAGAAGAAAAAGAAACAATATTTTGTTCATTATAAGTTCTTACCTGGTTTTAGCTTTTACGGTTTTGGTCTTATCCACATGCTCGGAGGTTTATCCCGAACAGCAACGTCAGCTCTTAGACAACTTATCGATGCAGGTACGTTGGCCAATCTCCCTGCCGGATTTAAGGCTCGGGGACTGCGCATTAAAGACGATGACAATCCACTACAACCAGGAGAATTCAGGGACGTAGACGCACCTTCGGGTGATCTTCGCCAGGGACTGTTACCTTTACCTTATAAAGAACCAAGCCAAACCTTATTTGCTTTATTAGGTTTTGTCGTAGAAGCAGGCACACGATTTGCTTCTGTTGCTGATCAAAAGATCGGGGACAGCGTCGCATCCAATGCGCCTGTCGGAACTACAATGGCATTAATGGAACGAGGCGCTCGTATTATGTCAGCTATTCATAAGCGCTTACATTATGCACAAAAAATTGAATTTAAATTATTAGCAAAAATATTTGCTGAATCTCTTCCTCCGATGTATCCATATGAAGTTGGAAAAGATGCGGTTCCAAGTTTAAAGGCAGAAGATTTTAGTAATGAGATAGACATTGTTCCTATTTCAGACCCTAATATTTTTTCTATGGCCCAACGTGTAACATTGGCACAGACACAATTGCAATTAGCGCAAGCTGATCCTCAAGCTCATAATATGTATGAAGCCTATCGTCGTATGTATCAAGCACTGGGAGTAAAAGACATTGATACTATTTTACCCGTTCCTGAGCCCCCTAAACCAAAAGATCCAGCAGTGGAGAATGCGGCTTCCTTGAAAGGAGAGTCTCTCCTGGCATTCAGGGAACAAAACCAATTAGCTCATATTGATGCACATCGTGCATTTATGTCTTCTGTTTTAGTTAAAAATAATCCTCAAGTAATGTCTATTTTACAAGGTCATATCGTTGAACACGTAGGCTTACAAGCCAGAGCGGAAGTAGAAGAGGAAAATGCACAAGCAATTCAAGAGCAAGCACAACAATATGGTGGTCAATTGCCTCAACAACTGCAAATTCAGTTCCAGGAAGCAATGGAACAGCAGATAGCTGAGAAAATTGCTTCAATGATTGAAGAAATGGTTACAGAAGAACAAGAAATGATGGCTGTATTAGGAGAAGATCCACTAGTAGACCTTAAACAGCAAGAAATTAATCTTCGTGAACAGGATATTGATCGAAAAACTCGCGCTGATGAGGCTAAAATGGGCATTGATGAGGAAAAATTGGATCAAGATGCTAAATTAACACAAGATAAAATACAATCTCAGGAAGACATTGCGCAATTAAGAGCTAATGTTAACTTGATTAAGCAAAAAGAGGTTGAAAAGAGTAAAAAGCGTCCAAGAAAAGTGGATGTAGAGAAAAATATACGTTTTGATAATTAATATTGGCATTGTAAAAGTGATAAATGAGTCTAAAATAAACACTATGGAAAAACTGAGCCCAGCGGATGTAAAATTACAGAATTTTTTTAATGGCATGTTGGAAATGGCAGAAAAAACTTCCAAAAGTAGTGAAGATAGTATACTTTTAGCTGGTGCCATGATGAGTGCTGCTCGAGTCATCTATTATGATTGCTTGGGACCCCGTGAAGGACAGCATTTAATGGATACAAATACCGTTGGCTTTATTGAACTGATAAAACCAACAATACACTAGGAGAAGAACATGGTTACAGCAAAATATATAAACGGATCTAAATATCCTAATGCGAAAATGACTGTCTCTAACGAGATGAATCCTTATGCAGGCCCTAATGTAAACAAGACATCAGAAGTATCCACAGCGCAGGTAGCAATACCCGGACCAAAGGTTGTAGATAATTTAGGTAAAGGACCAAAAGGGCAACGTAGCAAATCACAAATTAAGAAGGTTGCATTTAAAGGCGTTTTTTAGTAAATTAATTTTCAATTTAACAAAGGAGGTTTCATATGAAACTTTTAAAAGATATTTGGGCTTGGCTCAAAGAATGGAATGACTGGGGCATGAAAGACTGGATTAAAGCCGGTATTGTTGTTGTTGTCGTTCTGGTCGTCCTATGGAAAATATCAGGCGCTGGTGCGTAAATGCTCAGTCTCCTGTCAGGATTACTAGGTGGTAAGGGCGGAGCCCTCAAACAAATTGCATCTGTAATTGATGACTTACATACTTCAGAGGAAGAGAAATTAGATAAAAAGATTTTAATGCAGCGCATTCAGCAAAAACTTGCTGAGAAACAGATTGACGTAAATTTGAAAGAAGGTTCCCATAAGTCGATTTTTGTCGCGGGCTGGAGGCCTATGATCGGCTGGACGGGAGCCTTCGCGTTAATTTTTGAGTTCATACTCTCCCCCTCAATTGAATGGTATGCGAAGTTCTCAGGACTTGATATAACAGCTCCTGAAATTCAAACGGGACCCTTACTCGCCATTGTCACTTCCATGCTCGGAGTTGCGGGACTCAGGTCCTTCGAAAAAACAAAAGGCTTAACCAAATAAGGAGAAATCATGAAACCAAAAACTAAGAAAAAGAAACAAACACCACTACAAAAAATACAAAAGTTATTGGATAAACTCGCATCTCTTCACGAAAAGGAAGAGGAGATAGTTGAGAATATTGAAGAAATAATTTCTGAAGAGGAGGAGTAGATGCCTATCGTTGGAAATAAAAAATATCCCTACACCAAAGTAGGAATTAAAAAGGCCAAAAAACACGCTGAGACGACAGGGCAGAAAATGGTTAAAAAATATAAGAGTGGCGGGTCTATCATTAAAGCCAAGGGCGGAAAATGGATTCAGGAAGCCATCAAGAAACCAGGCGCTCTTCGTTCCTCTTTGGGAATTAAAAAAGGAAAAACAATTCCAGCGAAAACATTAGCCAAGGCGTCGAAGGCGAAAGGAAAACTTGGACAGAGAGCCCGATTAGCGAAAACGCTCAAGACTTTTTCATAATGCCTTTCAAGTCTGAAAAGCAGAAAAAATTTTTATTTGCCAATAAGCCTGAAATCGCTAAAAAGTGGGCGAAGAAATATAAGAAGGGTGGGTCAGCAAAGAATTTAACAGTGCCACAAATGAAAGCCAATGCGGCAGGAATGAAACCAGTAATCGCAACTAAACCTAAAGGTGACCCAACTGGTCAAGGCCTTAGAGGACAAGCTTTAACAGGAGCTACTATTAAAAGAGCGAGAGGTGGAACTGTAGTGAAGGTTAAACCACGAGGCTTTAGTCGAATGCTTCCAAGCAAAAGACCAACCACAAAGATATATAGGAGTCAGGGAAGATGATGCTCGAAAAACGGATCATGGACCATGAAGGCTTCCGTAAAAAACCATATGCCGACTCACTAGGAAAAAGGACCATAGGGTATGGCCACCTCATCACGGAAGAGGATAATTTTGAAGAAGGAATAGAATATACAAAATCTGAACTTCTGAATCTTTTTCACAAGGATCTGGAGAAAGCACGAGAAGGCGCCAACCAGCTTGTTGGTCATATGAAAGAATTACATATTGAAGCAAAAAATTGCATTATTGAAATGGTGTTTCAATTGGGCACCCAGGGTGTTCGCAACTTTAAGAAGCTAATTTTGGCTTTGGAGGAAAAAGATTATTTTGAGGCGCACGTTCAGATGCTCGATTCCCGCTGGTCAAAACAAACACCGAAAAGATGCAGCGAGCTCGCGGAAATAATGAAAACGTGTATGTAGGATATGAGATTTGAAAATTTTTTCACTTATTACAAAAAACAATTAAAAGATAGACAAGACCAAGTAAAACAAGCTATATTGACGGGCGCTAACGATTGGGCTGAATATCGGTATTTAACTGGTAAATTGCATGCCCTTGAACAAGAAGAACGGGAACTCACGGACCTGCTAAAAAAAACGGAGCTAGAAGATGAATAAATTAATTGTACCAAAACATGTATGGGATGGTAAGAAATTAGAAAAACAGAAACAAGAACTGGATAAGATTCCTACGCCGTGTGGGTTTAGGATTGTACTATTTCCCTTGAAACTGGATTCTAAAACTTCTTCTGGTATTCATCTTACTGATGAGACAATTGACCAGGCACAGATAACAACAAATATTTGTAAAGTTTTAAGAATAGGATCTGAAGCATACAAAGATAAAGAGAGATTTCCAACTGGCCCTTGGTGCAAAGAAGGAGATTGGGTCTTGATTACAAAGTATTCAGGATCACGCATTCAGATTGAAGGGGGAGAGCTACGCATAATTAATGATGACGAAGTACTCGCCGTTCTTGACGATCCACGGGATATTTTGCCATCCAATATTTTATAACATGGAGGCACCATGCCGGAAGCAATAACACCATCATCAGAAAAACTTGTTCCAATTGATACGAGTGGACAATCTGTTGATGTGACATTAAAAGATGAAAAAGAGAAAGGCGTTATAGAAACAACAGAAGAGGAATCTCCTATTGTTGAAGTAAAAGAAGAAGTAAAAGAAGAAGTAAAAGAAGAAGTAAAAGAACAGCCCCAAGAAACTAAAGAAGAAGAACTCGAGGAATACAGTGCAGGGGTAAAAAAACGAATTGATAAATTAACTAAAAAAATGCGTGAAGCGGAAAGACGCGAACACGCCGCTATTGAGTATGCTGAAGCAGCGAAAAAGAAGTTTGAAACGCTTAAAAGTTCTACTTTAGTTCAAACAGACACAATGTTAGCGGAAAGAGAAAAAGCTCTCACCAATCAACGTGAATTTGCAAAAAGAGCTCTTGAAGCCGCTATGGGTGCGCAAGATATTGAAAAACAGGTTGCAGCTCAACAAGAAATTGCTCGTTTGACTATTGAAGATGAACGATTAAAAGTGTCAAAAGCCAAGGCTATACAGCGAAAAAGTCAACAAGAACAGGAAGTTACTCAAGCATCTGCGGGAGGAAGTGTGGATCAACCACCTTCGCCTCCGCGTGATTTGAAAGCTGAAAAGTGGGCATCAAATAATGATTGGTTTGGAACTCAAAATGCGATGACTTATACAGCATATGATATTCATAGGGAATTAGTTGAAGAAGGGGTTGATCCTCGGACCGATGAGTACTATAGTGAGATAGATAAACGTATACGAAAAGAATTTCCTCATAAATTTGATGGGGGAACGGTAACAAAGCCGAAACAAAAAGTTGCCTCGGCTATTAGAACATCGCCTTCTGGGCGCCGCACTGTGAGACTCACACCTTCACAAGTAGCTATCGCAAAAAAACTTGGTGTGCCCTTGGAAGAATA